CGTTTTAACTCATTCCTTGACACTCTAGGCTATTTAAGTAGTGCTTTGAAGGAATTGTTTACCGGTAACTTTGCTGCAGCTCTAGACAACGTTAAAAAGGCTGGTAAAGAAACGGTAGACGTTTTAACCGGAGTTCCTGATAGTGCGGACAAGATTTCGGAAGCAGCGAAGAAGGGAGCGGAGGCATTATTAAAGTATGGCAAGAATGTATTAAGCACCGCCGAGAAATTAGTACAATTAAAAAATAATGCTCAGTTAGCCGCAGCTCAGCAAGCACGTCTAGTAGAACAATATGATAGACAAGCCGAGAAACTTCGCCAAGTTAGAGACAATGATTTACTTTCTATTGAAGACCGTATTAAAGCTAACGATAAGCTTAAAGAGGTTTTAAATAATCAAGAGAAAGCAATGAAGGCGGTAGCTAACGCTCAAGTGGCTTCGGCAAAAGCGGATTTGCAAAAAAATAATTCGATTGAAAATCAAGTAGCATTAATAAATGCTCAAGCTAATGCGGATGGTGTACTAGCTCAAATTGAGGGCTTGCGTTCTGAGCAAGAGGCTAATAGAATTGCTTTAGTTAAAGAAAGCTTAGATTTACAAAAAGCACAAATTCAAGGTATAGACGATATAGCGGTAGCCGAGAAGCAAGCCACTAATGAGCTAATTAAGAATGAAGATGAGAAATTACAGGCTCAATTAAATAGCTTAAAAGAAGAAAAAGCCATACAATTAGAGAGGCTATCCGAAAATGTTAGGCTATACAAAGAGGGTACTCAAGCTCGTATAGATGCTGAGATAGAATTTAACTCTAAAAAGCAAGAGTTAAATGCTTCTATTCGTTCAAAGGAAGATGAGATAGCTACTTATAATTATACTAAGCAAAGCGAACGTTTGCAAGCCGAGCTATCAAATGAGCAAAACTCTTTATCAATGCGATTGCAAGCACTAAAAGAGTACAATGATTTAGCTCAAAATTCTACGCAAATTAGCGAAGAAGAAAAACACAAAATAGCTAAGGAGACTCACGCTCAAGAGAAAGCATTACAAAAGCAAAAGCTTGCAATGGTAAGCCAAACGCTAGGTAATATGTCTAGCCTATTTGAGCAAAACTCTACGGAGGGCAAAGCCTTTGCGGTTGCACAAGCGTTAATTAATACTTATCAAGGTATTACCGCCGAGTTAGCAACTAAGACGGCTACTCCATTTGAGTTTGGTATTAAGTTGGCTAATATTGCGACTACCGCAGCGATAGGTTTTAAATCGGTACAAGATATCTTAAAAACAAATCCAGGTAGCGGAGCGGACACCTCAGCACCTAGTGCGGGTGCTTCTAGTGCTCCATCGTTTAACGTAGTTGGAGTAAGCGGAGTTAATCAATTAGCACAAACTCTAGGCAAACCTCAAGAGCCTATGAGAGCTTATGTAGTGGCTCAAGATGTAACGACTCAACAAGCACTAAATAGAAATATTGTTACTTCGGCTAGTCTTGGATAATTTGAAAATATAACAAAAAAAAATATAAACGTTTATAGGCTATGAGAATTGTTGAACTCGTAATAGAAAAGGATTTAGATGGTATCGATGCGGTTAGCTTGGTGGATTCTCCAGCTATCGAAGAGAACTTTATCGCTTTAAATAAGGAATACAAAATAGAATTTGCTGAGGTAGATTCGGATAAGCGTATTCTTATGGGAGCAGCGTTAATTCCTAATAAGCAAATCTATCGCAAGAATGGCAAAGACGAGTTCTACGTATTCTTTAGCGAGGCTACGGTAAAGCAAGCAAGCGAACTATTCCTAAAGAATGGCAACCAATCAAACGCAACGTTAGAGCATAAGGCTAAATTTGATGGTGCTACGGTTGTTGAGTCTTGGATTATCGATAACCCCGACATGGACAAATCTAAGCAATACGGATTCTCACTTCCTAAAGGTACTTGGATGATTTCTATGAAGATAGAAGACGAGAACGTTTGGAAGCAAGTAAAGGAGGGTAAGTATAAAGGTTTCTCTATCGAGGGATACTTTGCAGATAAGCTAGAAATGAGTGGAGAGATTAATTTAGAGTCTTACTCAGACTATGGCGATGACGTTAAAAGCAACGCTCAAAAAGGTATTGAATTAAACGAGAAGAATGGCAATAAGTGTGCTACTCAAACCGGTAAGGTAAGAGCGCAACAATTAGCAAACGGAGAACCTATCTCGGTAGAAACTATTAAGAGAATGTACTCTTATTAGTAGAGCGGAAACGTTCTACGATAATGCCGAGTCTCAAGACGATTGTGGTAATATTAGTTATTTACTATGGGGTGGCAAGTCCGCTCTTAGCTGGTCAAGAAACAAGCTTAAAGAGTTAGACTTATTAGAGCTACAAGAGGAGGAGTTAATTAATCAAATCATAAATATTTTAAAAGATGGCGAATAAAAAATCAAGCCCACAAGACTCTTCAAGAGCTTGTTTATGCGAAGATGGCACTTACTCTAAAGAGTGTTGCAAGGGCGAGCAAATTAATCAAGGAATAGGTGCTTTAGTAGAGCAGGTTACTTCAACGGTAGTAAATACAAATGAGCCAAGAGTTATAACAAGACAAAACGGATAATATATGAACACGCAAAATAAAGTATTTGAAAAATTATTTTCAGATGAGAAAGTAGAATTAGGGTCTCACAAAATTGAATTAGCAGATGCACAACAAATATTATCAAAAATTGATAAGCTATTTGAAACTGCAAAAAAGGTTAATGAAACAATGAACACTAAATTTAATGTTTATAAAGCGGCTTTTAGGGATTATTCTAAAGGTATTCAACAAGCCAAGCAAGATTCAATTTTAATTGAAGGCGAAATTGAAAGTTTTATTGAAGCTTTAAGAGCTATGGGGATACCTCAAAATGAGGCTTCTAAAATATCTGGTCTACAAAAATCTATTGACAAGTTAAATAATTTAACTGGATATATTAATCAGCTAGACACAGCAGTTAAAGAAGTTTTTAAGTACCCAATTAAATAAGTAAATAAATTAATAAATATATGGAATACAAGAACAAGTTAAACAAGATTAAGGCTGTTCTTTCTATGGAGGTAAAATTAGCACAAATGAAGCTAGAAGATGGTATCACTATCATTGAAGCCGAAGCATTTGAGCCTGATTACTCGGTAGGAATTGTAACGGCTGACGGTATTGTACCTATGCCAGTAGGCGAGTACAAGTTAGAGGATGGCAAAATCCTTGTGGTATCCGTAGAAGGTGTTATTGCATCTATTATGGAGGAAGAAGCTGAAGAAGAAGCTCCAATGATTGAAGAAGCACCTGAAGAGGTAGTTGAGCCAGAATTAGCTCAAGAAGCTCCAAAGGCTAAGCGTATTGTAGAATCAGTTTCTAAAGAGACTTTCTTTGCAGAGATTGAGAAATTACGTCAAGAGTTCTCTTTAATCAAGCAAGAAAACGAAGCTTTAAAAGCGGAGAATGAGTCTTTAAAAGTTGAAATGTCTTCTATTGAAGAAGGTGCTGAGCCATTAGCTCACAATCCAGAGGCAAACGCTCCTAAGCAAATGTTTAAAATTGGTAAAAACAGAGTGTCTTCTATTGAAGATTCAGTATTTAATAAAATCTTTTCAAAATAATTAACAAACAAATAAAAAATGGCTACTACAACTAGTATTACTACAACTTATGCTGGCGAGTTTAAAAACCAAATTATCTCGGCTGCTTTATTATCTTCTCCAACTATCGATGCGGGTGGTATCACGGTTAAACCTGGTATTAAGTACAAAGAAGTGGTTAAGAAAATCTCTACAGATGCAATCTTAAAAGATGCTTCTTGTGACTTTACTGCAACGTCTACGGTTACTTTAACTGAGCGTATCTTACAACCTGAAGAATTCCAAGTAAACTTACAATTATGTAAGAAGGATTTTCACTCAGATTGGTTATCAGCTGAGCAAGGATACTCTGCATTCGATGTACTTCCTAAGTCTTTCGCTGACTTCTTGGTAGCTCACGTAGCTGCTAAAGTTGCTGCTAAGAACGAAACTAACATCTGGACTGGTGTTACTGCTAACGCTGGTGAATTCAACGGATTCTCTACTTTATTAGCTGCGGATGCTGCTTTACCAGCTGCACAAGAGGTAGCGGGTACTACGGTTACTGCTTCTAACGTAGTTGCTGAATTAGGTAAGATTGTTGATGCAATCCCTGCAGCTCTTTACGGACAAGATGGCTTACATATCTACGTATCTCAAAACATCGCTCGTGCTTACGTTCGTGCTTTGGGTGGATTTGCTGCTTCAGGCTTAGGTGCTAATGGTACTAACGCAATGGGAACTCAATGGTACAACAATGGTTCTCTTTCTTTTGATGGTGTTAAGATTTTCGTAGCTAATGGTTTAGCTTCTAACACAGCAATCGCTACTTTAAAAGAGAACTTGTTCTTCGGTACTGGTGTACTTGCTGACATGGATTCTTCTTCAGTAAAAGTTATTGACATGGCAGACGTAGATGGTTCTGAGAACGTACGTGTAGTTATGCGTTTAACTGCAGGTGTTCAGTATGGTTCGGTAGAAGATATCGTAACTTACGGAATCACTAACTCAGCTAACTAATTAGCTTCAATAGCACCTCGTTAATTCGGGGTGCTTATTTTTCAACTTTTTAAATTATTCAAAATGGCTTGTGATATTTCTTTAGGCAGAATTGAGCCTTGTAAGACAAGTAACGGAGGGTTAAAAGCCGTTTACTTTATTAACGAGGGCGATGCTACGGGAGTTACTTACGATGCTACTAATACGGATGCCATTGCTACGGTTACAGGTACTCCTAGTGCATATAAGTACGACTTAAAAGGTAATAGCTCTTTCGAGCAAACTATTACTTCTTCTCGTGAGAACGGAACTACGTTCTTCGAGCAAACTTTAAACTTAACGTTAAAAAAATTATCGATTGTAGACCATAAGCAAATTAAGCTTTTGTCTTACGGACGTCCTCAAGTTATTGTAGAAGATAACAACGGAAACTTATTCTATTGTGGTTTAACTCATGGTATGGAGGTTTCAGGAGGTACAATCGTTACAGGTGCAGCGATGGGCGACTTATCAGGTTATACTTTAGTATTATCAGGTCAAGAGCCAGTACCAGCTAACTTCTTAACTACTACCTTATCTTCAGCTGGCTTCACGGTTGTATCAGGTTCTTAATAGTTTTGTTGTTTGAGGTTTGAAATTGGGGGAGCAGAGGTCTTCCCCTTTTTCGTTTTAGAAACAAAACATATAAATTAACGTTTATACCATAATGATAGTTTTAAGAGAATCTAATATAGCTCAAGAGGTGCGATTTGTACCAACTCGTAGAAATGCGGGCAATAAGCTATTTTTAAGAAACGAAACAACTAACGTAGAGGTCGAGTATTCTATTACTTGTACTCAAGAATCGTACTATCTTACATTCTTAAAAGTGCTAGCTTTAGAAGAAGGGCATTTTTACACAATGACAATTAAGCAAGACTCCGAGTTAATTTACCGAGATAAGGTTTTTTGCACCAATCAAACAATAGGAACGTATTCGGTTAATAAAGACGAGTACGTACAAAACGACCAAAATATAATTTTCTATGAGTAACGTTCACGTGTTCAATTTTGAATCGCATAAACCGCCTCAATCCATCGAGTCTAACAAAGAAGCATGGGTTAATTTTGGCGATGACAACGAATACTTTAAATACCTAATTGATAGATACAATAACTCGACTACAAATAACTCGGTTATTAACTCTATTAATAAGCTTATCTATGGTAGAGGTTTGGACGCAACGGATTCAAATAAGAAGCCGAACGAATACGCTCAAATGAAGATGTTATTTAGACCAGAAGTATTAAAGTGCGTAATTACGGACTACAAACTTTTAGGACAAGGATATTTTCAAGTAATTTACAACAAGGCTAAAAATGCGGTAGTAAGAGTAGAACACGTACCAGCTCAATTAATTCGTACTGAGAAGTGCAACGATAAGGGCGAGATTACAGGCTACTACTACTCCGATAATTGGAGCGACACTAAGAACTACCCTCCTAAGCGTATTGGTGCTTTTGGATATGGCGATAGGACTTTAGAGTTACTTTGTGTGCGTGATTATTCCGTAGGACAAAAGTATTACTCTAACGTAGATTATATCGGGGCTTTGCCTTATGCGACTTTAGAAGAAGAGATTGCGGACTACTTAATTAATGACGTACAAAATGGATTTTCTCCTACTAGCGTTATTAACTTTAATAATGGTGTACCAGACGAAGAAAAGCAAGGTTTAATAGCTTCGGATGTTAAACGTAAATTAAGTGGCTCAAATGGAGCTAAAATAGTTGTAGCGTTCAATAGCGATGAAACTAAGAAGACTACAATCGATAGCGTACCATTAAACGATGCTCCGGCTCACTACCAATATTTAAGCGAGGAGGCAAGAGGTAAGATTCTATTAGGACACTCTATTACTAGCGGTTTGTTATTTGGTATCCCATCAAACAATGGATTTAGCTCAAATGCGGACGAGTTAAAGAATGCTTCTATCTTATTTGATAATATGGTTATTCGTCCTAAGCAAGGAACGGTTATCGATGCTATTGACAAGATTTTAGCTTACAACTCTATTAGCTTAAACCTTTACTTTAAGACTTTACAACCTTTAGAGTTTATCGACCAAAACCCTACGATGAATGCGGAGACAATGGAAGAGGAAACGGGTGTAAAGTTATCTTCTCAATTAGAAGAATTAGACGTAGAAGAGTACGGCGAAGAACTTGATTTAGACGAGTGGGAATTAGTAGATAGCCGTGCGGTATCATACGAAGACGAAGAGCGTTTAGATGCGGAGCTAGAGGCTTTAAATCAATCATCTAAGAGTCTTATGTCTAAGATGTGGGAGTTTGTTACTACCGGGGTAGCTCGTCCCGATTTACCAAGCTCTCAAGATGGTAAACTTTTTATTTCTCGTTATAGATATAGCGGAGAAACTACCGATAAATCTCGTGAGTTTTGTAAGAAAATGACAAGTGCTAATAAGTTATATCGTAAAGAGGATATTATGAAAATGAGCGAGAAGGCGAGCACTACCCCAGGTTGGGGTCCGAGAGGTACTAACACTTATGACATCTTCCTTTACAAGGGAGGCGGAGCTTGCCACCATTTTTGGACTCGAGAAACGTACAAACGTTTTACCGACCCAAGAAGAAAGGGAGCTACTAAAATAACTCCATCTGAGGCACGTAAAGCGGGCGAGGTTTTGCCTACTCCTTATACTAAAGAGGATGGCAAGAATTATAACAAAAATAGTAAACTGGTGTACACGAAACCAATCGATATGCCAAATCAAGGATTTTTACCAAATAACAAGTAACAATGGCTCAAGCTCTCTTTGTGTCTAGGGATGACATCGTAAAATTCACGGCCGTTAATGGTAACGTAGACGTAGATAAATTTATTCAATGGGTTAAGGTTGCTCAAGATACTCATATACAAGGGTACTTGGGGACTAAGCTATTTAACAAGATTAACGATGGCATTGTAAACGCTAACTTAAATAGCTCTTACACTATGCTTTTAAACGTGTATATTAAACCTATGGTTATCCATTGGTCGATGGTAGAGTTTTTACCGTTTGCAGCGTATACAATTGCTAACAAAGGAGTATTTAAGCACAATAGCGAGAATAGTACAAACGTAGAAAAAAGCGAGGTAGATTACCTAGTAGAAAAAGAGCGTTCAATAGCCGAGCATTATACTCGTAGATTTATTGATTACATGAGTTTTAACCAATCTTCATACCCCGAATATAACACGAACTCAAATGCGGATATGTACCCAGACAAAAGCTCCTTTAGTGCAGGCT